CGTCGTCTATGCCACCGGTACAAAACTTGTGATGATGCACATCGTGAACTACTGGTATTCCGATTCGTTTATAAACTTCGTCGTGTAGTTCCTTGGTGCTGTATAACGATGCCTTGTCGTCGTTCTCGACGGTAAGACGCGAACGTACAGCGTCAGAGAGACGTTCAAAGTTGACACAAAAATTTTCGAGCGCCATTGCCTTGTTGTTGTAGTGAGCACCGACATGGATGTTGATCTTTGCATACGGTGTTCGGGGTAAACCCAACATATCAAAAAACTTACCGTGTATCTCTAAGTCTGTGATAGTGTTTTGTATTACGTGTTCTTTTGGACTTGTGAGCTTATTAAAAGGTCCAGGGTGACTAGTGAGTCTATGTCCCTTTTCTTTTGCGTAATCACCTGATTTCTTGCACCAATACATAATCTTTTCATAGTCTTTTAGACTTTCAATCTCGTACTCAGACGCCCAGGGAAAAAACTGTGAGGATAAACGAAAGAACTTGATATTGTGTTCTTCGTTCCATTGTAAGATAGAGTAAAGGTCTTTACAATTTTGTAGTGCTAGCTCTGAAGCATAGTCAACTCCTTTCTGATCGAACGTGCGTCTAATCATTGAGCGGTTGGTAGTAATCCTCTCCGACTTCTTACGGTTGGACAGGGACATATTTAGACATGCGTATCCTAAGTTCATCATGCATACATCTTACTTTGATTTTTATTGTTTGTCAAGTTATATTTCATCAAAAAGGAACTGATCAAACACTTTCATCTTGGATAGGTATTCTTCTCCGTGGACACTATGAAGCGTGGCAGCGACACTGCTCAACAAAGAGTTGCCATCTTGTGGAGTGAAACAGAAGCCTGTCACAATTGTGTTTCCATACGAACGTGAAACGTTTAAACTGTCTTGTGCGATTACTGTATGGTTGAATATTCTACCGTAATAGCCATGATCACGACCAAACGAGAATACTTTATTAGTCAGTGTTTTATGTGTAAGAGCAATATGTTTGTTTTCTTTCAATAGATTTAAGATATCATCCTCTGTTGCATAACCTTTTAGAGCAATGTTGAAGCGTATCAGGTGCATATATTGACTGTTTATTTTAAGAGCACTTGAAAAAAGGTTAGGAGTAAAGCCAACTGTTTTAAACAAATCATGGGCATCTTTCGCATGATGCGTGCCAAAAGCGTTATCGCCATGTTTGCCTACTTGTGGTGACGCTATAAAACTTCCATTCTGGCTTATGTCGTTTGCCCTACGAATACAAGTAAAGTCTCCGCTGACAAATTTTTTGTTAACGTCTTTTCCGCTCAAAGTACTAACTAGGGAACAAATGTTGTGAGTGTTGCAACTAACAACCTGAACGTAGTTATCTGTGTTTTCCATCAAAGCAGAGTCGTTAATACCAAAGGCATAAGGCAATCCAAATCCCTTCTCGCTTCCTTGAGCAATAAAAGTTTTCTTTTTATCCCTTGTGGCACAATAGTTATAATTGTTTAGCGCCTCATATATATTTTCTTTGTTGTCATTGCCAGCTGGAGTACAATCTATAATGACATCTGCCAAATCAAATGCAGGACCAGAAGTCGTGACTGCTGTGTGACCAAAATTGGCGAACGCTTCTTTTTTATCCTTATCAACAACGAGTTTAGCTCCACGCTTGACAAGGCTATTAACTTTCGCTTTCTCATCTAACAGTGGTGTTCGCTTGTGAAAGAACACTCGAATACCCAATTCATCTCTAAAGTCGGAAAGCAAACCAATAAGTGGCTCACCAATCGTTCCAGTTCCGACAACCAACACATTTTTTAACATTATACCTCTCTTATTGTTATGCGTAATTTAAACTATATTTTATCAAGAGTCAAGAGATTTTTAAAAGAACTTGCGCTCTTATTTTTACTAAGGTTCTTTCGTGACCGCACCATTCTACTATTGCGTAGCGGAGGAAGGCTTCTTGCTCAAACGTTACGTCATCTGATCTCTCGTAAAATAGTGAAACAACTAAACCTATTCTGTCATCTGGTAAAGTTCGTAAGACTACTAAATCGCCTATATTTATCGGTTCGCCAATCAAGCAAAGCGCCCTCCTCTATAGTAGATAGTGGCGCAGTGTTGCGTTTAGCCAAATATATCGAACTTCTTAAAGTAATCTCTTACGTTTTCGTTTGTGGTCATTGGGACTTTTGCTACCCTGGCGAAAGCAAGTCTAAAAATTTCTATTAACACATCTTCGTCATCAACATCGTTTACTATTTTCTCTGCTGCGTTAAACTGACCTTCACTGGAATTGTCGTTGAGTCCTATTTCGTATTGCATCGTATAGTCATCTTCGCTATCTGGTCCAGAAACGTAGAACGTGGAATTTGGATAGTGATAGTCGCCGCGAATATCTGTTGCCTGTCTCAACTCTTCTCTTACAGCAATGTGGTAGTCTCTGCTAGCTTCAGCGTTTCCACCGAATTTTCTTCCACCCATGACAATCATTTTTGTTATTTGTCTTTGGACGTATGGTATTACTGCTTTTAGGTCTGGTAGGGCTTCAGATTTTTTGTTTTCAAACTCTTCGCTGATCACTTCGTAACCTACTAAGTTGTCGTCTGCGTCAAAAACTCTTGCGACCTCTGCTATCTCGCTTCCATCGAACATAACTGGAATAAGAGTATTTAATCCACCTGGGGTGGGGTTGCGATCTAACTTTACTGGAATCTTTTTGATTATATCTTCCAGGTTTACATATTGTCTTGTCTCAATCTCTATGTCGGTTGGATCATAGCGGTCATCAAATGTAGCATCCCACTCGTAGTAAGTGTTATCATTATACATTTTAGCGAACTCTTGAATAGCGCTGCCTTTGATAGCACCCTCAATCATTAGTGCCTCTCGTACAGCTGCCTCGTATTGCTCGTGATTATCGTCTTGTCGATCAAGTTCTGCTAATACTTCATCAAGACCATACAATCCATAAACAAGTGTTCCACCCTCTGAGTTTATAGACTCCATATCAAAAGGAACATCCATCACGACCATTCCGTCTTTTGCTCTGTAATATACTCGTTCTTCTTTATTAACTGGTAGGTAATCAGACATGTACTCTACAATGTTCTGTATTGCTTGTCTTGAAAAGTCGGTGAAAGCGGATTGGATAAACTCGTTTTCTGGTATTTTTACCGTCAAGACTGCTTCATTAATAGAAATATAAAACTGTCCATCTTCGGCATCTATGTCACCAATAGTAACCCTCACGGCAAATGACCTTCTGTTAAAATCATCAACTTTGTCGTTTGCTTCCTCTTCGACTGCTTCTATACCTGTTGTGAGCGTTAAACTGTTTTCGGTTGTGGCGTCTACCTGCATTTGCCCTGTGAAGTTTGAGAAGTCTTTAAAACGGTCATCATCTAAAAGTTGCCTTAGTAGTGCCTCTGGTGAGTTGTCTTGGTGATAAGTTCCACCGTGGCGTATCCAGTTGTCCATATTAAATTTTCCGTCTGAAAGCATATCCTCATCGTCTTTCATTTTCTTGATAGCATCTTCCTGTGATCTTTGCGCCCACTTAACAACGGTGGCTACCATGGCATCGTTTAGACCTTTGTTATCTCCATAAACTCTCTTTGCTGGAGCGGCGATAGTCATATCAAATTTTGGTGAAGAGTATTTTCTTATTCTTAATCTATTTGTGGGTGTAATATCACCCTCCGATCTGGTGTCGTCATAGAAAAACTCTTCTTCAAATTCTTCAAAATGATCCAGAAGCCCTTGGTAGTCTCCTTTGTCCATTTCTTTTTCTTCTAATACCTCGTCTAAATCTTCATTACGAACTAGATAAGCCACTGGTCCGTGACCGTGTGCTTCTGCTACGGCGCACTTATAAAAAGATCCATCGCCGCCTCGGGATGGTGGCGAGTGGCATGACTGTATACGATCAAAGTCAGACATTCTAAAAACATCAATCGGGTGTCTTGTGATGATAACGGTGTGTCCGGATTTTGTTGCACCTCGCTTTTCCCAATCAGAAAGCACTTTTTCGAGTTGGGGCACCATCAACTTAAGTTGAACTGGGTCTTCCTCAAATCTCTCGTCAAAGAATTGTCTATACTTTTTTGTATTGCCTTTTTCTAAAAAGTTAACACCCTTTCTTAGAAGTTTACCTACCTTCATTTGAATCTTGCGAAGGTTTCTCTGTATTTTTTCTATGCCCTTTGGAGTGAATCCGAGCTGGTTCAGCATTGCTACATTTATTTTGCCTTCTGGGGTTACATAATCTTCTTGTTGACGCAAAGAAATCTTTCTTGTGTTAGTGCGGTCGTCACTGGTCATAGCGTAACCAGTAGCAATACCAGTTTTCATATCAACTTCATAGCCTCTTTCGTTCAAAAACTTTTCTACTGGACTTTTAATGCCCTTTTCGTCAAGAGGAATGGCGATCCTCATTTTGTCGCCAAAGATATTATTGAATGAAAGGTCTTTTGGATTTAGGTTGAGAAGTATATCATCAAGGTCTTCAATCTCTTGCGGTGATGCTTCCTCAATATGTTCCTTGTTTTCTGTTAAGAAATTATCCCAACTCTTCATCCAATCTGTCATATTTTATATCTCCTGACTGTAGTATTAATTAGTATTTAATGATACTTAATGCGCGTTTTAAGTATCCAATCCCAGAGAGGTGAAGTCACGCCCCAATTTGCATTTTGATTTCTGCCCATGTGGTGATCATAGTGCCAAGGATAATTCTTTTTACCCCACTCAGGATTTATGTGTGACCTTCTGTGGATATAAAAGTATCGACAAGTAAAGAAAAGAAGACTACAATAAAAGAAGTAACTGACGAACAAAAGAGGTAGATGAATTAAAGCAAGTAACGTTAACGAACCTACCTCTTGTGTTACTGAGGGATGTGGCGGGAAGCCAAGGTAACTGCTATCCACATAGTCATTTTTCCTCACCATCCTGTGGTGGTGGTGCCAATGCGAAGAAAAGGCACTTTTCTTTTTCTTTCCCAGTCCGTGAAAAACATATTTGTGTATTGCCCATTCAAGCCAGTTGGAATAGACAAACGCTAGTCCAAATAGCAATGGATAAATAAACATAATGACCTCCAGGCTGTTAAAGAGAGTAGATGCTCTATAAGTAACTATTCAATAATAAACCAAAAAGAAGGCTCGGTCAAGATTTTTTTATTTTTATTCTAAATTTTCTTTCTTGCAGGGCAAGTTTCATTTGTTTTTCTCTTTCCT